CCCGAGGTACCCCTGAACACCGGCTGAAGCCGCGGGAGCCATGGCTGACTGGGAGATCTGGGACATCGCGGAGGCACGCGCTTGAGGGTTCAACCCCCCAAAACCCAGCATGGCGTTCCCGGCCTGCACGGATCCCGCCCGACTGGCAAGGTCCATCGCACCGTACCCGTACTGGCGCATCTGGGATATGCCGGGAGCCGCCATGGAAGGAACCAACGAGGGAAACAAGTCCTCCAAAAGCATCCTCAACCGATCCGCTTCGGACTCCTGCACCGCGGGAGCCCTGGGTACACTCGGCCTCAGAGGGGTGCCCCCCACAGCCTCGGCACCGCCCCCACCCACGCCCGCGCCCATGTACCGCTCAGACGACTCCCGCATCATGGCAATTCCTCCGGACCCAGCACGAGGTACCCCACGGTCACGTGCAGGGCACTAGTTCCGTCGTTCGATACTGTGCAGGTCAAGGCCGCTCCCACACTACCCACGCAAGGAGCCCCGATGAAGCTCTCGATGTGCGTACCGCCATTCATGTCCAGGTACCCCTTATGGAGATTGCTATTGAAATAGAAGGTCTTGCCCGAAGCCGTGTCAGGGTTGTTGACCTTGATGCGCTTGAGGACGATCCGTTTCCCCGGCACCGCTGCGACAACGGTAGTCGTCGCGTTGACCGCGCAGGATGCGTACGCGAAGAGTACATCGTGCTCCCGGTATAAGAAGAGTTCTCGCAAGGCTCCCTCCACGGCTGCGGCAGAGGCCGCAGCCGCACCCACCTCAACCGGCCAGAGGACATGGTACTCCCCGTCCAGAACCAGGTACAACACCCCGTCTTCCAGGAGCAATTCCCCGTCCTCCGGGTCCGGAGAACGGGTCCCCGTGGGAACGATGACCGCCCCACCCATCAAAACATCCCGCACGTGGTTGAGCCAGGACTCCAAACCGGAAAGAGCGCGCTCCGGGGTTAGTCCCACTAACCTCAGACGAGACCCGGTGAAACGCACTTTCCGCGTGAGAGACATCTACAACCTCTGCAAGACGACCTTGTAATCGAAGTTCATCGTACCTGTGGCGAGCCGTTTGGCAACCAACCGGAAGTAGGGAGCACTCGACGCCCCGGAATCGAACCCCCATCCCTGATTCACCAGGCAGTAGTCGATCGCCCCGGAGTACACCGGGCATACGTATGCAAACACTGGAGTCCAGTTCGAGTTGAAGGGGGCTGCCGAGTTGTAGGCGGCCAGGAACCGGAGATCGAGCTGACACTTCTGCGTCGTAGCCCAGGTCGTGTCGTACGGGTTGTAGTCCATCAGGACCGTGCCGTAGACCAGACTGGTCGTGGTACTACCTAGTACACACGTGCCGGATCCGGAGAGCACCACGTAGATTTTGGCGGCGTAGATCCGGGGCACATAGTAGTTGCCCCAGACCACGTTCATCGCCTGGAGATTGAAGTGCTTCTTCAGCAGACCCGTGGTGACCAGAGGCTTCCCCCCAGCGTTAGTCGTGGCATTGTGGTTGTGGCCGTCCTCGTGAAAATGGATCTGAGTCTCGAGGAGTTTCGTCGTGGTGTCGATGTCCCCCATGGCGATGCCACCCGTGAAGTACCCCCAAGCTTCATTGAAGAGCTTCCAGAGGGAGTACCGCCGGGGTGGGGTCGTCAAGGTGTATGCCGAAAGGGCCATCGTTCTACCTCTCGATCGGATCCAGGTACCCCGGAGCGGCACCCACAGCACAGTAGGTCACGGTGAGCGCCGATACGGCGTAGGCCCCATGGTTGGCATCATCCAACCAAATGCCCGAGAGCGTGAATCCCTGACTGGTAACACCCGTCACCCATGCCGAGGCCCCGATGAACCCAGTAGCGGCTCCCACACCTACGAAGAAGGAAGCCGATACCAACGGCATCGTGCCCGGGGAGAACGCCTGGCGCGCGTAGGACGTGGAGGCAAACTCGATGAAGAAGTCCTCCTCCCAATCGCTGCCGTAGAGCGCATAGAACCCGAAAAGCATCAGGGTCTTGGCCGCTTGCGTATTCAGTACCTGAGCATTCTCCGCTCCCGAGACCCGGTTCAAGTGACTATCCCGAATCACCCCCAACCCAAGGGTCCCGTCCTGGTGGTTGTGTCGATCCCAGACCAGATAGTGCTCCGAGATCCCCGCCTGGGGATGGAAGTTCCTCCAATCCAGATGAACCGTGGAGAGCGTCTTCAACGTATCGTAGGGCGTGCTCAGGTGCGAGGCCGCTGAAACGCGGCCTCGCCCGAACGGCACGTAGGTCACAAGTCCCATTAGATCACAACCTCTCCCATAACAAAGACGTGCATCTCCCACCCCGCCGGGATCGCCACACCACCCGTGTCCCGCATCTCCGCCGCCACGGAATCCACCTTGCCTCCATAAACCCCAAGCGTGATCGTTGGGTACACCAGACCCCGCTTCTGTGCGTCCGACATCTCCGAATAGTTCGTATACACCGGGCAGACGAAGAACCGACTCGTGCCGAAAGACGCGTTCGCCCGGTACAAGAAAGCATCTCCCGGGGTCCACTGGTAGTAGTTGTAAGGAATCGCCAACCTATAGGAAACCTGCGTGCCGCTCACCGCGAAGTCCTGGACTCGATCCGCTACCGCCATCGAGTACAAGTACAACCCGTTGAAGTTCGTGGACGGATGCCGGACCACTCCGAAAGCCAGAGACCCCATGAGAGTCGACCCGATGATCCCCGTCTCCAGGGTCGCAGAGTCCACACCATCATGGGAATGCCGAGCCCCATACGTGGGCCAGAGCTTGTTGCCCGACTCCCAGTCCTGGAGCATGACCGTCTCAGTCCGCGTGGCGGATGCCGTGTCAAGATCCGACCCGTTCAGGTTCCCGTTCACGCGCCCGAAGATCACCGACCAGTTGGACTGGATGACATCCGCGTCCACAATGTCAGAGGTGTCCCAGTCCGTCCAGGAAGCATAATCCGCCGGCGTTGCAAAGCCGGCATCCCGGGAAGCGAGCTTCCCATGTGGAAGAACCGGCTTGATGAGAGGAAGACTCACCCTGCTACTCCACCATCATGCAGCAACGCTTGAACCGCGTCCCGCTGCCACACGGGCACGCACTGTTCCGGCTGATTTTGCCGTGGTACGTGGTCTCCACCATCCGACGTACACGAGGAGATAGGTTTGACAACCGGATCTCCTTCATGTTCCCCCGAGAATCCGAGTCGGTCCTGACCTTACGCAGGTACTTCTTGGGAACCCCCCGAGCTAGAAGCTCCTTCAGCGGTGCAATCTCACCCGTTCGCATGTCCATGATTGAATCCCTCCTTTACCCTACCCTACCAGACTTGCCCGTCCGGGTCCCGGCAAACGCCGGAAGTGCCAGGCGAGCTGAATCACCCGGAACGGCGTCAGATCCGCCGCCACCGCGAACCCGGCCGTGAACGACGCCGAGATCAACCTCGAGAACTCCGCCCGGGCATGAAACCTCCGCAGGTGCGCGTAGCGCGCCGTGCCCCACACCGGGGTCGCTTGGCCGTAAAAGACCCCCGGCTCCGTTCCCTGAGCCGCCGCCGTGGCATAGGTCGTCATCTCGTAGACCGTGCCCGCCTCCGTGATGGGGAACCGCTTCCAAACCTCCACCGAGATCGGAATCTCCCGCAGGGACTCGTAGATCATGTAGAGATGCTTCAGGTCCTTCAACCCGTCCGGGTCCCCGAAGTCCAACCCCTCCAAGACGAACCGCGCGGAGTTGTCATAGAGATCCGCAACCCCCGTGTCCGCCGACGGGTAGTCGGACAGACAGTAGAGGATCGGAAGCACCCGGGCCGCCATCCTAAACCTCAAACCCCAACACGATCGCCTCCACCTGGCCGTAGGGGGCGCTCATGGAGAACGCCCAATCGTCGATCACGCCAACTAATCCGGTCTCGAGTTGAATCACCAGCGTCCGGTTCGGCTGATAGCCGGCCACGGGATCCGTTCCACCATAAACGTACTTCTGCCCCGTGTCGTCCCGGTAGGATAGGTAGTACCGATCATGCGACACCGCCCCACAAGCAAACCTCCAATCAATAGACCCCAGTGAATCCCAACCAACACCGGAGAATGGAATCGGTTGGGGGGAGGATCCGTTGAAGAAGTAGAGTCCGTCTCGGGATAGAAATACAACACCGTCCCTCCAGGGAAAGAGGGTCCGCGGGGCCACGCAGCCTACGTAGTCGTTATGAACCACGAAAACGTAGTTCTCTGGAGAGGATCCCGCCAAACGTAGGATCCCCCGGTCCAGGAACAGATAGAGTTCCCCGTTGACGACTCGAGCCTGCTGGATCGTGCGCACCCCAAGATCCGCCGATAGGGGGATCTCGAATGTCGCCGGCCACACGTCCGGGTAGCCTGCCTTGGAGCAGGCTACCCGATTCGGCCGGCCGTACCCACCTATGCCCCACATGCGGTCCTGGTGCGCCGCCAACAGACGGAAGTTGCAGGGGAGACCCGTGTCGTACGGGATGCCGTAGCCGAGATCCATGTCCGGTACCATGTCCACAAAACCTGTCACCGGACGCAGGATATCCGCCACGAACTGCGGAGTCGCGGAAGCGTTGGGGGTCCGGTAAAGCCGGATCGCCGTGATGTGCGTGTCAAACAGAGACCACGTAACCTTGAAGATCGGGAAGCCCCCTACCTGCGCAAAAAGACCCGTGGGAGTCCCCAACACTATCGGAGGACCTTCCCCAAACCTCGATACCACCGAAGCCGCATAGACCCCACGCGTCGTGACGTTGGTCCCATCCCCGTAAGAGGAACAGCCGGAATATGGCGACAGACTCATCGTGACGCACGCACCATCGTTCAGCGTGGGATGATGAACCCCCATCGCCCGGTAGTAGGGAGTCCTTATCGAGGACTTGGCGAAGAGGCTGTGGAGTCCTTCGATTCGGATGGGCCAATCGAGTCCGTTAGCAAAGTACAGGTTGTCTCCAAACTCAGCATAGCTCCCGTACAGGAAAGCAGCCCCAGTGTCGGATCCGGGGTCAGCACTAGGCTGGGTGTTCCAGGAAGGCCCCAACAGAGAAAGTGCCTCAAACCGGAGCAGAAACGGACTTGTTCCAGGAGTGGTACAAACCTGACGCGACCGGAGAGCACCGAAAGATCCGCATAGGACAAGCGTCGATAACCCCCCGGACCCGCTCCAGTAGTGAATCCCGTGGTATTGGGTGGGTACGAGACTTCCAGTGTCGTCGAAGACTTGGGCAACCTGGGAGTAGCCGAAACTCTTGACCAGCTTACCCTCGCGGTCAATCTGGAAACCACGGCTCCGAAACGGGTCGTAGTACGCACCAGGATCTGACACGCCCCCCGGAGAGCGGAAGCCAGGGAACTTATCCTGGACGTAGACTTCCGTTGGAGCCCCGTCTGCCACAACATCATCCCCCCAAATCGTAGTATGCCTTGGCCCGACATACCGAACCACAGTACAAAACACTCAAGGTAGCTGAGGTCCACTTACACCCCTCTCCAGAGATACCCGCCGTACACTCCAACCCAAACTCCAACGTCCCCACATTGGCATTGGTCCAGGGTATACCACCCCTGCCAAAGTCCGTCTCCTCCAACTGACACAAGTTGATAGACCAGTTCGTCCCAAGAACTTTCGCCAAAGTTGATTCCTTGTCCGTTCCGTTCGAGCGGAGAAGAGTCTTCGCGGAGTCACCTCCGTAACTCCTCTTCGCGCAGAAGGACGCCATGACCGCAGCGATCGCGCCGACTCCCGTGGGAGCAGTTCGTACTTGGGTGGCCTTGGCCCCCACGGTCGCAGCGTGCCGATAGGTTATGTCCCCGTCCGGAGGAACCTCTTTCACGTAACTCCAATCGTGCGCCCAGGATGTGTGATAACCATCCCCCACCGGAGAACCCGTACCGATAGAATACGGTTGGGTTAGATAGTCCCCGGTGCAAAGAACCAGGTCATCATAGTAGAAATCAATCGTCTGGCTGCTGATGTTGATTTTCTTGCCCACGAAAATATTATTGACTAGGATGCCCGGCCAACCCGCTCCGATGGTACCTGAGATCTTCGATACACCGTCCACCTTGAGTTCGTAGGATTCGTCGGACTTCTTCTGCTTGAATTCCAATAGGTACCACTGACCCGTTGTAATCTGGTCCGGGGAAGTCCCCAACAGATTCTCCGACCCGTCCCGCAAGTGCAGGTAACCGTCGTGGTCCACACAGATCCGCATACCCTCATAACCCGTATTTTCCACCGTCAGCAGATGCTCATACCCCGTACCAGGAAAAGTCCCCACCCGAAACCGAAAGCACCCGAAAACTTCCATGGCATTGAAGTTCCCTTCCAGGGTTCCATCTCCTCCCGGAGGAGCTACGGTACCGTAGGCCAGAGCAGTTGTCGTAGGGAACACACGGAACGAGTAGGCACCGGAATAGACGGGACTGGAAACCATTCCACAGTTCCCAGTCTTGTGATCAAACCCCTCCACGTAGCCGTCATCATGGCTGCCACCATTGAACCCCGTGAAGAACTTCACCACGGCGGGCATCAGTTATGCCCCCAACGTCCCGGGAATACGGGGCAGCTCGGGCTGGAATCCCGCGAAAGGTCCCTCGATCTGGCGCATCTGGGGCACCGAGTCCGAGTGCAGGGCCAGGATCTTCACCATGTCCTGGAGAGCCACCTCGTACTCCCCCTCACAAATCATCGCCCGATCCGGAGCGATCGACATCGACGCGAACCAGGCTGCACCCCACACGAGAACCCCCTCGAAGTGGTAGGGAAGGGGAATCCGGTCATCTGCCGTGGGGGGCGTGGCATAGTAGTTCCCCGACCAGACCAACGTCAGGATCATGTCCCCCGAAGCCGGCGGGGAAATCCGGATCTTCTGCGTGGTACCCTGCGGGACAACCGTCCAGATCAGGGGCTGCACCCCGCCCGCGATCGTAGAACCAATGTTTACCAACCGGTCAAACTCCGCCGGAGGTCGATAGACCGGGATGTAAAGATCCCCGCTTGCGTTCACGATCATCAACGCCACCGGCGTTCCGATCGACTCCCCCAACGTGGACGAGGAACTCCCGGATACGATCGTGTCTACGGAAGACGTATAGAAAAGGGGATCTGGAACCCGCTGGCAGACATCGTTGAAGATGAACCCCAACCACTCGTAAAGCCGGGCGTCCAGGTTGTCGATCCCCAGAATATCCGCCACCTCCTGAGCCAAGGAGGACACCAAGGACATCGGATTCGGCATTCTAACGCCCTCCCCGAAGCACGATCGAGGGGACCATTCCACGCATATGCGGGGTGGATGCCACAATCGCCTCTTCGTTCCGGATCATGTCCGTGAGACTCGCCGCGTAGACCTGCTGCCAGAGCATGTACCCTTGGAGGTTCCCCAGGAAGAGCATCGCCAAGCGCATCACGCCAGCCAGTACCAATTTCCCGTACTTATCCAAAATCCAGTGCGTGCTCGCGGCCCCGGTCATCTTGCCCGGGGCCGCAAGATACTGCACCAGAAAAGCGTTTGTCGCCGTGGTGTAGAATGGGTAGACTACCAGAAGCGGGATCATGTACTGACCCGCTTCGCTGCACCACCCCGGGATCGCGTAGTGCGACGGGATCTCGCTAGAATAGGAAGCGTTCCTCCCATGCAGGTTCCCGTAGAAGTCCTGGAGAGCGTTGCGGACCAATACCCCCTGCGTGTCGTAGATGATGTGATGCACGTTGATGATGTCTCGCGTGGCCCACGGCGCCCACGTCGCCCACTGCCCGGTGACCGTGGTAACCTTCGGGAAACCCCCCAACGTCTCGGTCTGGAGCTGCTTGTTCCAGGGAGCCTTGGTCGCCAACCCCATCAGAACTCGATTGGTCCAGGTGACGACCCGATCCGAGAGGTTGTGGTTCCCGGTCAGGACCTGTACCTGGTTCTGAATCTGCCCAACAGTCCAAGCCATGGTCCTATCCTCCCCGCTTGCGGATCAGGTACCTACCCGTGATCGCCACCGTACCCGTGGCACTCAAATTCCCGTAAAGAACCTCACCGTAACCACCCGATATCTCCGCCTGGATCATGTTACGGAGCGACATACCGCCTTCCTTCAAGTAACTCTTGTGATAAAGCGTACCCGCCACACCAAAACGGATCGCCACCGTGATGAGGTCCGCCCCCCCGCTGCTGTACTCAATATAGGTAAGTGTGATCCGCTCGTCCGCCGCCGGAGTCACCAGAACCGTGTTCCCCGAAGCCGTGAGGTCGATGCAGAACGGGATCCCCCCACGAGATCGAAGCGGGGCCATCAGTTGATCCGTCATCTACCCTCCTAGGGAGTCGGGGAGTGAACAGCGATCCGACTACCCCCCCAACGTGTAACATCCCTGGTCGCTCACGGATACCGCAGCCGCCGGGATCTCCTTGAAGAGAGCATGCAACGACATCCCACAACAGTCAACCTGTTCTCCGTTCAGGTAGTCCTCAACGATCGTGATCCCAACCTCGAGGGCGTTCACCACAGCCGTCGACCAGGCAACAGAAGTCCCGGGGTTGACCCGCCAGAGAACCTGCCGGGGAGTCCAGATCCCCACGCCACTGTCCACAAACCAGTCGTCGGCGGACGGGTAGTCCACCGCAGCCGATCGGATGAAGTACCCAAGCAGATCTGACCCGGGCGTGAACGACTCCCACTGACTTTGCCAATACCCCTTCACCGCCAGGATGCTGTGCGCCATCCCCACCGCCGAACCCGGGAGGTCCGCGCAGATGTAGGACTCCTTTCGCCCGGTACGATGCTCGTAAATGTAGTCGGCCGTACCCGGGGGCAGTTCGTCCACGTCCGCGTACGTACCCACCCACTGATTGTAGTTTCCCGCCCCCGTGGGCATCATCGGCGCGGTGTAGCACTCCCCGTTGAACCCCGCAGAGTCCAGAACCACATCGTCCAGAACGATCGAGAATGCCGAGGTCGCACGCTTCGTGTAGTTGCCCATGAACAAGACCGCCCCGTCCACCAGACGAAACTTCCCATTGGTCCCGGAAAACTCCGTGACACCGTTGATCTTCAGAGTGTATGTCCCGTCCGCCACGGCGGGACCGGAGGAGTTGGTGTATGTCAAACCCACCCAGTAGTACGTCCCGGTCGCAAGCTCCGTAGTCCCCGACGCCAGTAGTACCCCGTCCCGGTCGTACAAATCCAAGTGGTAGTGTCCTCCGGTATGGCTGTTGATCCGCAGGTCCAGCTTCTGAAGACCACTAATGATCGCCGTCCGCATCGCCAGGATCTGCTCACTTTCCCCTACGGTGGGAAGCGTGACCCCCTTCAACGCGAACTCGATGAACAGAGGCGAGTACACCAGATCCTTCCAAGACCCATCGGTTTCCAGGTCCAGGATCGTGATGTAGTTGGTGGTGAGCCCAGTGCCCGAGATCGTGATGTACCGGGTGCCGAAAGCACCCGCCCCGTGCGCGTTGGCCGGGGTGGACCCGAACACCACGGACCCCACGGACGGAACGATCATCTCCGTCGAGTCCGCAATCTCAAATCCACAAAAGAAAACGGGGGTCACTGATGCCGCCCATCCCTTCCGAAAGCTACTGCCGCCGCACGCTCTTCGGGGGTCACCCGATCCTTCCGATGCGTCCGCATCCTGCGCTTGCCCGGAGTCGCCTTCAAGCGTTCACGGAGCAGGATATCAAGACGCTTTCCCTCCGGGGTCACCTGGAGAACCCTTCGCCCCACCTGTGTTCCAAATACGAGAACTGCGGGGCATCCACCAAGCACGCCTCCCCGGCCCGGCAGAGGGTACCACCCGTTGGTAGCCACGGGAGTCTCCTGCCCCGGCGAAGAGGGGGATGATTCGGGACGCATCCACCTGCTCTCCGGCTTGGGCTCTGGCTTCTCGCTCATGTTCGATTGCCTCCCTGACCCTGAAGTAGTGCGTCTCATCCACAATCATCGGGGTCTCGAGAATGTGTCCGATCTTGACCCCCGTGTGAACGTAGACGGGATACCCCGCGGTCAGCATGCGGGTGCAGACCGCGGCGTCCTCACCGAAGTCGTTCCCCAGGTTGAAAAGATTCGGACCCAACGTCCGGAAGACCTGTACGTCGATCAGGACGAACCCGAACCCGATCACGTCCACCTTCATCACTTCGTCCGGCGGGTAGTAGAAGACCGGTACCGTCCCCTCCCCCGTGATGGAGAAGATACAGGGGGCGCAACTCACGCTACGTGTGAAGTAGAGCGCGGATAGGATCTTCGGTTGGTCCGGATGCGTCTGCATCGCGTTCCATAGTTTAGTGAAGTCCTTGCCCGAGAATTGGTGGTCATCGTCCAAGGAGAGAATGTGAGTCACCCCCAGCTCGAGCGCCGCCTCCGCGATCCCGTTACGGGCCGTCTGACGGTAGGTGCGAACGTCCCGCTGGGTGTAGACGTGCTCGATCTCGGGGTGCTTCCGGCCGATCGTATACATCAGGTTCCATCCGGAGTCCTGGCTGAATTCCGCTGCTGGCTTGCCGTACGTCGGGTTGGCTACGAGGAGTGAGTATGGCGCACTCATGTTCTCCCCTCCAATTCCTTGCCCCGATCTACACCAACCTTGATCGGCTTCGTCCAACCCCATCCCTGCGGCCCCCAGTAGTGCCAGTGATAAAACACGTACGCCAACCAGAGCGGGAACCACTCACGGAATCCACGCAACTTCGTGCCAATCATGTACCGGCAGCCACAATGAGGGCACCCCCCATACTTCTTCGACTTCCACTCCGTCACCAGCTTGCCACAGCCGTCATACTTGACCGAACAGCGGTAGATCCAACACCGGATCTCCGCCGTAGACGGTTCGACATAGGGCTTCGGCATCAGATGTCGAAGGTCCAATCTTGCGTTCTTACTCAGCCCCTGAATCCTCACCAACTCCTCCTTGAGCACGCCCCCGGGGCCGGCTCTAGGTGCCGGCCCCGGAGAGGTAGCATTCACCCGCGTATCTACTCTGTCCCGCCTAGTCGAGACAGTGGATGAACGCCTTGAGTGTCGTCCCCGTGGTGTACGTCGCAGCCGTGATCGTCGTGGCGACGTTCCCGATCGGTACCAGGTAGCCCCCCGGCCAGGCGTGAGCGATATTGGACGCCGTGGTCGCCACCTGAGTCGTGATAATCGGGATACACCGTACGAACCCGAAGTAACCAGCGTTCGCCACGGCCCCCGAACCCGCTGCCGTAAAGATCCCGGCACACGGACGGAGAATCAAGTCCGTGAACTGAGCCGCCGTCCAGGTGCTGATGGTCGCAACCTGGGAGATGTACGGAAGCGCCGAAGCACCGGCAGAGATCCATACGGCCGGATGTTCCCCGAACTTCTGCACCATGCCATACTCGTTCGGACCAATGTTGTCGCGTCCAACAACACCACAGAGCAGGGCCGGGTTGAGACCGTTCGTGGTTGCGATAGGGGAGAACGTCACGCCGTAGCCGTTGCCAACCGCCGCACCCGTCGTGGGCGAGTAGTTCCAGTAGACACCATGCCCCACCGTCATCGTGACCGTGGACTCGTTCTTCACCGACACGAAGATCTTGTGGGAGGTGTCCACTCCCAACTGCGGAATGTTCCACATGGTAGTGCTTCCCTCCCTATGTATGGTACGCAGCGCCGTCACCAAAGGAGATGACGCCGTTCTGCTGCCGGTTGTTGCAACACAGGTTCCCCATGAAGAGAATCTGTGCGGTCTTCGCGTCCTGGTTCGTCGGAGTCCGGAACGGGGTGATGGCAAAGTCGGCGTCCCGATGAACCACCCACTCGAACGAGTCCGAGTTGAGGAAGTACATCGGAGACATCTTCGTCGTCGGACCCGTGGGCGTGCCCCGCAGAACCGTGGTGATGCCCTTGTCCATGACCAGAGAAACCGTGCGGTAACGTAGGTTCTGGAAGCCCGCGTCCCCAAGCTTCATGTCAGTGTACCGCTCGTTCGGGACCAGCATCCCCTCGTACTGCCCGTACACGTCACGGCTGGTGAGAATGAGGTCGACCTGCTCGAGACGGTTGAACATCTCCCGCATGGCGGTCAACATCCCCGCGGGAGAAGCCGCGTTGAGGTCCTCGGATGCGATCAGCTCCGACTCCGGGAGTGCGGATCCGATCGAGCCACCCACCCCAACCTCCTGAAGGAGATCCACGCCGGGATTGGCGTAGTTCATCCACCAGGCGTTGACCCAAGCACCCGTGTTCGCCACGATGTCGTCCCACAGGTTGTAGGCGGATTCACCCGTTCCCAGAGTCACGGAAACCGTGATCCCACCTACCGTGTGAGACTGGATCGTAGTCGCGTCGTTGTTCATCAGACCCCAGCCGGAACGGACGAAGTTGTCCAGCGAGTTGAACCACCTGTAGGCCAAGTCGCCCATGTTCACCGGAGAGTCAACCGCCGTACCACCCTGAGAGTCGATCGCGTTGGCCGACTCCCTCCCGACGAAGGTGAAACCGAGTGGTCCGTGAAGCCCATGCAGAGCCGCGGCCAGCTTCTTCCGCATGGAGTTCTCGGCCCGCTTCATCTCCGAATCGAGCAGAGAGAAACGCTGGGCCACGCCGGAGTTCTTGCGGAGGTCCTCCCCCGCGAGCGTGATCGACGTGGCGACGTTGGCCCACTTGTAGATCGCCGCCGTGACTCCCTCGGTCGGAGTCGTGTTGAGCGTGTCGAAGCGGCCGTACGGCATGGTCGTCGTGTTGTCCCCGTACTCGAGAGGCACCACGATCTCCTGACCTCCGTCCTCGGTGCGCTTCCGCCCCTTCTCCTCCAACCAGTAGAGCAGCGGCAGCTTCCGTACTGTCTGTCGGTAGACCCGAGGACGGACCTTCCGGGCCGCGCTGGTGAACAGCGTGTCCCAGGTGTCCGTGACTTGGGTCGCCTGATAAGCCATGGTTGGCTACTCCCCAATATCCCTCTTCCCAAGCACATCGTCAGGACGAAAGCCCGATTCCTCCAAAGCAGCCCGCATCGCGTCTTTCATCTCATACATCGGGCGTTCGGGTGTCTTAGGGACCGAGGACATGGTTCCCGCACCACTCACACCTGCCCGATTCCGAGCATCAGACGCCTCACGGAGCCGCCTCGCCTGACGCACTTTTTCAACGATGGCAAAGTTGTAGGCATCCTCCCTGGACCGGAGTGGTTTTCCTAGGGCTGCGTCCTTCTGCCATGCGCGCTTCATCCCGTCGTGGTGCTTTTGCCAGTCAGGGAACTCCTGGACGAACACCGCAAGAGCGAGTTGGTCCACGTTCTGCGCTTGCAGATTCCTGAGCTGCGCGGCCAGAGGGGCCACATGCCTTTGGATCACCTGTGAAACTACCGGATCCAGATCCGAATCCCCATCCACCCCACTCCCGGTGCCGGGTTCGGTGCCCTCCGGGAACGTCTCCATCAGGAAACGCTGCGTCCGTGGGTCCCGTAAAAACGGTTCCAACTGACGCAACCCGTCGAGTTGTGCCGCTCCAGCCTGTAACCGCGCCTGAAGAGCCTCAACCTCCTTCCGCTGGGCGGAAAGAGCCTGAGTCTTCTTCGTCCACGCAGCCTGCATCCGAGTGTGGGCCTGCCGTTCGGACAGTGTGGCGTTCTCGGGAAGAGGTACAAACTCCTCCCCTTCGGGGGGTGCGCCTTGACCCTGGTCCGAACCCTCTCCCTCCGTCCCAGTGTCACCGGCAAGCAGGAGATCGGAATCCACTTCGGAAGCGGGGGTTCCTTCTCCCTCCGGCGACGGGTTGGGGTCCTGGTCTACCATGCAAAACTCCTTCTGTTAGCCGGGCGCGGGAAGCACCCGGTTTCCCCCATCCATCAAACCATGCTCCTCGAGAACCTGATCCTTCACAGACAGTGCCGACGTGGCCTGGTGCCCGACACTCACCACCTTGAATGTGGCGGACCAACCCTGCTTCCCATCGTAGCCTCCGTGGTCCACACGCACCAACTCCGCCAGGACTTCCAACACATGGTCGGAGCCAATCTCCTCATTGTGGACTTCCTCCGCCACCGGGCCCTCGATCGTGAACTCGCTATCCATCGTCGTCCTCCCGTACCAGGGACGCCGCAGCCCCACGGTCGGGGACTTCCACCAACCCCATCTGGCGCAGTACGTCCCGCTTGTGCCGGCGGCTGTGAATCTCACAACCCAGATTCGGGGAGTAGTATGAGTTTCTCCTCGGGGGCAACGACACGTCGTCAAAGGTCACGTGAGGAGTTCGATCGGAGATCTTCACGACCTTATCCACCTTCGGATCGTACTTGTAGACTCCCGTTTTGCTCACGACCCCTCCATGGGAAACTCGTTCCGAGGGTTCGGTCCTGCGGGACCCCTCCGAACCCCCACGTTCTGCGTGGCGGATAGAAGATCCCCCATGTTCGTGCCCCCGCTGCGGAGTCGGATGTCCTGACTCGCCGGACCTCCCGGAGTGCCCGGAACCCCGGCCGGGCCTGGTAGCCCGGCCGGCTGGCGCGAGGTCAGGAACCGCTCCGGGTTCGGGACGTTGAGCAACGTCGCAGCGAACCGTGCGGCCTCGTACAGGTCGATGACGGGCATCCCCGTCATGGGATCAACCTTGCTGCCGAAGACGTTCACCCAATCCATGAATTGCTTGGTGCGGATCTCACGGGAAACGTACGCCATCGACCCCACACGGATCGTGATCTTGACCCGCGTACGCTTGAGGAAGTCCCCCTGGAAAACGTCCGCAAGCGCCGGGGCCTGCTCCATCCCGACCACGTGGGCAAAGTCCTGGACCGTCCCGTACTGCTGGATCATCGACCAGAGACGGCGTACCCCACGGGTCACGAACGCAGCCACGAGCTGCACGTCGTCGGACTCACGCACGCGAGCCGTCGACTCCACGATCGAGGCTTCGGTCGCGGTGGCCCCCTTCATCTGCCCGCCCCGACGTTGCTCCGTGGATCCCGAGAGCTTCGTCAAACCGTCCTCGATGATCCCCCGCAAGGCGTAACTGTCCGAGGGGATCGGGAGATCCGGGATCGGATAGACCGCCCCGTCCGGGGGACCGTTGAAATGCACGATCCCACAATCCGTGGGAGACTCGAGCATCGCCTCGTCTTCGTCGGCCGCGAATGCTCCCTGCTCCACTCCAAACTTCCGGGAACTGGTGCGGAGGATGTGCCCGTACTGCGCGGAGTTGAGTACGTTCAAGCAGACTGCGGGGTTGAACCAGGTGGATACGTCCGAGACCCCGTACACCTCGTCCGGGTCCTCGTTGAAGACCAGGATCTCGAATGGGAACCCACGGGCGTCGTAGGGGTTCACATCCTCCCGCAGGAACTTCGTGTGCTCACCCTTCAGCACCCCACCTTCGTCCATGACCAAGAGCGAGTTGGTTTCCCGGTCCCAGATTTCGTAGATCTTCACCAGGTTGCCAAAACGGTTGGACACCCGGTCCTCGGAACTGACTACCGTGCCGTCCCCGGTCTTGGCCGCGAACACCGGGTAGGCATCCTTGAACCCCACCGTCCCCTCAATCCCCGCCGCGATCGACTTCGTATACGTCGAGTCCTTCCGGACCTCCTCCTCCGGGCGCAGGATGATGTGCGCCACCCACCGGGCCCGCTCGAAACGGTTGCCGGCCAACGGGTCGATCAGGAACATGCGGGGGGAAACACGGAAGGCAAACGGCAACGCCTCCTGGATCCGGTAGTCCGGGTAGTAGGGCTTCTCCCCCTCCTCTTCGTCCAACCAGAGATCCGGGTCGAACATACTCTGGGCCATCACCGAGGCGAGTTCGTTCTCTACCGACCCCTCACGCGCCAAACCTCGCAAGTACCCAAACTTCATCACCCCCAAACCACAAACCAGGGCATCCAGGATCGTGCTGCGACACTCGCGCTGGTAGTCGATCTCGTCCAGGGTGTGGTTGAGAATCATCTCCGCTGCGGTGGCGTAGGGGAGAAGTGTCGATCCGATCGGGTCCGCGAGAACGTCGGGGTTCTGGAAGTAGAGACCCGGGATCACCGTACGAATGAGTTGGAAGATGTAGTTAATCCAGAGAACCTGACCCGCCGGCTTGTCACTCTCTGGAATCTCCTGACGGTAGTGGCTAAGATACTTGCGCCAGGTGTCGTACCGCTGCTTCAGCAAACGGTCACAGAGACCAATCTGCTCAGACCAAGACTGGTACCGCTCAGACTCACTCTTCCTTGGCATCAACGTGTTCCAATCCTTGGAACCCCTTTACCCGTACCCCGGAACAGGTGCGGGAACAACGCCTCGAAGGACTCGGCCTTGGGCTTCTTCTTCGGGGCCGCAGGACCCGGCACGACCAGCTTCGGCAACCACGCCAACGCATCTATACAGTCCTTCGTCTCCCCCAAGGGGAAGTGCAACATCTCCGTCGCCAGGAAGTCCTGCCCCGGTACGAGGGCATAGTAGAGATCCTCCGGCGGGAGAGTCAAGTCCGTTCCGTCCCTCACTCGGAGGTAGAGGCCCCGCGTTCGGGCAAACTCCGCGAAGTCCTCTATTCGCATGTCCTTAGACTTGTGGGTCTCTCCTTCCAAAGGATGAATGTGGAACCACTCCCCCCGCTCCACACACTGGGCCTTGAACGAGTGGTAGATCCCTTTCTGGAACTGGAAGGACTCGATGCCGATCTTGATCGGCTTCCACCGGTGACGGATCTGGAAGAGCGTTTCAATCAATCCCTCGTTGCCTACGATCCGATCCCGGATCACCTCCATGACGTAAATCTCGTTGTCGGTCGAAATCCCCACGGTGTCGAATGCTGAATATGCAGAACTCGCCGTCTCCCCACGACTGGGATCGAGGATCGTGATGTAGACGAAGTTGGTGGGCATCGGGAAGATCTCACCTTCCGCCGTGCGGCGGTACCGCTCGTTGTAGAATCCGAGGTTGTGGAGTTTGTAGACCTTCGACTCATCGGGGAGAGGGTCGTTCATGTAGAGACATGAGTAGAGCTCCGCCCCGAGAGTCTTCTTCATCTTCGCCAGGAAGGCTTTCGTGTGGCGGGTCGGGAAGTAGAGTTTACCCGCGGAGTTGACCGCCGGTTTGCAGTATTCCCGCCACTCCCGAGGCTCACGAGCACGCCGGCGCTGGCGTTCCTCGGCCTCGATCCGCCCATAAGGGTCTGAGAAGTGCCAACGGGTGCCGAAAAGCATCCGAGGCCCGCGCTGGCCCGGGTCGGACGACCATGGGGTCGTCCGCCCAACCCGCGGGCGCGTGAAGGGGTCGATCAACGGGGCCACCACGTTCAGGGACTGGTTGATCTGAGCCATGATCTCGGGGTTTCGACGGGTCATTTCGTTCACGGGATCGTCGATGATTACCATGTCATAGTGCTGAGAGGTCTCCGAGGTCTTGATCGAGCTCGCAATCCACGAACACTCCACCCGGAAGAGCGTCCGACCTGTGAGCTTGATCCGATCCGTCCTCCAGGTGTCCGTCGTGCCCTCTCCGTGAGGTACTAGGTCCCCGTAGAGAAGCCGAAACGTCCGGTTCGACTCGAGATGCTGCTTTCCAACCGCTAACCACCCCTTCGTGTAGTCCATTTCCCAGCTCAGAGACATGATTCGGAGGTTCTTGTCCTTCGTGAAGAGCCAGAGAGGCAACCCTACCGACCCGATCGTGCTCTTGAAACACCCTCGGGGAGCCAGGATCAGCATGTCCTCCCACAAGTACCGCTGAATGAAGTCGCAGATCTCCCAGTGAGGCTGAATCGCCATGTCTGAGTAGCCGAGAACGTACTTCGTGAATGCATAAAGGGAAGCGTCAGAGACCCGCTTCAACTTCTCGGCCAGGAGAATGAATAGACGCTGCTTCTGCTCCCGTGGAGTCCAGTCCCCCTGGAGTAGAGACTGGGTGAGTACCTCTTCCTGCCTCACTTGATACTCACAAACTCGGCATCCTCGATCGGAATCACCTTCCCACCCGCTACCTGGAGATCACTGGAGTAGAGATGGGCAAAAGCTTGCCCAATCTCCCGGTCCAAGTCGTCGTCTGAGAGATCCCGGACCATCTGAGACTGGAAGGTGTCTCCCTGTCCCCCCAGGTTGAACTGGTTGATCGTCGGACCCTTCGATGCTACGACACCCGTGATCTCCAGGAACTGACGAACTGCCTCTCGGTCCCCCTTATGGGCACGGAGAACCAATTTTCGTAGTACAGGAACGATGCTGGACTGGAGAGCTGATCTGTACCTCTTGTAGGCTGCTTCATGGAAAGAGGGATCCAGTCTCCAGGTCACCAACTGGGAAATGGGAACCCCAAGCTCCTTGGCAATCTCCTTCTCCTCCTGAGTGTTCATCGGGTCAGACCAGAGTTCAAGGTAGGTCTGACGAATCTTCCTCATGTCCTCCAAACTGAACTCAGGAGTAACCGGTGTGACTGGAGATGAGGCTATGGCTATGATCTTCTTCCCTCTTGGTCTACGAGACCCGGTTTTCATACTGGGGATAGGTACTCTTCAACCTTCTTATTGTCAAGTATCTCCCACGAATCGGCTGCGGGGCTCTGAGGCCCCGCAGCAAAGTGCGTGGGGAGTGGTCTAACTGGAGATGAGGTTCTCTACTCTCTTCTATCTCTATGTAACTACTACAATCCCTGACACCCTTCGCCTTGAGGCTTCGGGTGTCAGGTCAATGAGTAGTAACTGGGGGGATTTCTAAGGGGGGACGGGTAGGTCTGTCAACCCCCTATTTTCCAGGGGGCGAAGTGGCGCAGCAGCCAGGGGTTAGGGGTTGTGGTACATTGTACTAATACGATGTATTTTCTACTACTGGTCAGAATTTGGTGTGCAGAGAGGTGGGTAGTACCTAGGGTTTATAATGAATAGACGTACGCCGCGCCGGGGGGTGTACGCTCGACCGGCTCGGGACCTTTCTTCGCGTGGGCGCACATGTACGGGCATCTCTTCGCGCGGCTGCATGCATGCGAGTCAAGCCTAGCGCGGGTTTGAGAGCAATTCTTAGCGCGCGTGCATGGGAGGGGATGGGAGGAGCTAGGTGAGGCCAATCTCTCCCCTCCCCTCCTGTGCTTCTTCTAGCTCTGGTGCTTGGTTGGAGTTACCCGATATGCTTCTAGCTCCTGTGACCAGTCTAGCCTGTTCATGTTCTCTGCATGGAATCAGCCACATGTGCGAAGTGTGGTGCATTTCAGCCAGCATCATCTTCGTCCCGCGACTGGCGCTTCTCAGCCATCGTGCAGGACTCGCATTTTGCACGACAAAACCGTGCAGTCTGCACGTTTTCGGTTTGTGGTTGGAATCAGCCCTGCCAACGCAAAGCCCGTCGGCGCAGCGGTTTGCACGAAAGTTTTCGTCGTGGCACGGCGTTCGCAAGTCTCGGTCTCGCCGGTCGCGGATCCCGCGAATTCGCCCCCGGAATTCTCAGACACTCGCGGAATTCTCCCCATCCCCGGAGGAAGCATGAACTCTCTCCAGTCTGCAACCTACGACCCCAAGACCCAGGTTCTGACTCTGTGTGTGAAGTGTCAGAGTCCGACTCCCAGCATGAGTGGGAAGACTCTGGTGGTCGGAACTACCCATGGGAATCAGCCCACGGAAGTCCAGATATCGGGCAAGACTCTGATCGTGGGAGTCAACGCCTACATCCGGGCAGCGTAGGCTACTCCCAGCCACGGGGAGCGTAGGCTCCCCGTGGCCCATTGGCTGGGAGCGTGGTATACTCTACTCGTTGGAGGACCGATGACCAAGCGCGTGACCTGGCGCAAGCTAGCTGAGTCCAACCTTGCCGAGCTACGGGCTGGGGGGGCTATTGCCTGGTTGACGTCAACCAATCGAGCCCACGTCTATGTGAGTATCAGGACCCCAAAACATCTGTGGGAGGCTGGACCGATGACTTGGAAAGAAGCCAACCTGTATATCCACGGGCTGGCTCAAGGCAAGAAACTGGCAGCGTAGGCTACTTCCAACCACGGGAGGAATCTCGTTATGAGTCTGTTCAAGAGTCTGACCCCCGAAGAGGAGTCCCAGTACCGGACGTGGGCCATCAACCACTACGCCCCGTTCGATGACATCAAGGGTACCTGGCATCCTACGATCCAGGCCGAGTGTGTAGAGATCAATCCGGATGAACTGGAGCAGTACGTCAAGAACCATCCACAAGCGAGGTGAATCATGCCACACGAACTGTCCTACGACGGAGAGGTAGTCGAGATGTCGGCGGTCATGGAAGGCGGCGAGCCCTGGCACGGCTTGGGTCAACGCCTAACCGCCCGAGCCACGAGAGACGAGATCCTGACCGCTGCGAATCTGTCCTGGCCGGTGCTTCAGAGCCCCGTGATTCTGCGGGTGGGTGGTGTTGATCTGGAGCTCGATACCCACAAGATCAATTACCGTGTCCTGACCGATGGCACTCCACGCCCGCTGGGCGTGGTGGGTGCCGACTACTCCGTAGTCCAGCACTCCCAGCTAGGGGAACTGGCGGAAGCGATCGTGGGGGAGTCCGGAGGCATCTACGACACCGCCGGAGCGATCTACGGTGGCCGGCGGGTCTGGGTCTGCGTCAAGCTGGACTGGCTCCAGAACGCGATCCAGGGAGACCCCATCGACGCCTATCTCACGGTCATGTCCAGCCACGACGGTTCCATGGCTGTTTCGATCTGGCGTTCCGGTATCCGCACGGTCTGCAAGAACACGATCATGTCCGGAATCAGCCAGGCCGAAGGCCGTGGGAACCTGTGGCAGGTGCGTCATACGTCCGGTGCCCGTGTCAGGCTCGATGAACTCAAGCGTACCCTGGTTGGGATCCGCGAGGACTTCCAGCAGAACGTGCAGACGCTCCAGGCTCTCAAGGCTGCTCCCTGGGACCTAGACGTGGTGAACCGGATGCTGGAGGACCTGTGGCCCATCGCAGACGTGGAGAACCCCAGCCGTGCCTACTCGATCCGCACCGACAAGCGGGACCGCGTTCTGGAGCTGGCCCGCGACGAGAGCCGCGGCAACAACGGAACCACGCTCTACGATGCCTACAACGGCCTCAGCGACTACGTGAGCCATGAACTGGTGCCCGTGCGCACGATCCAACAGGCCGAACGCCGGATGCTGTCCATGGCGAACGGCACCGGTGCGGATCTTCTGGTCCAGGGTCGCAAGGTCCTGACCGATTCCCTGAAGTAGCCCGAACCGGGGGGAGCGGGCTTGATGCCCGCTCCCCCATGGAGGATTCTACGTGAAAAAGGTCGAGTGGCAACCCATGAACCGACCACACCTTGAGCTATGCACCGGCGATCTGGACCTGGAGATTGTCCACAAGAATGACGCGGGGGAACCCGTGCGCCTACTTGGGACCGTCAACATCTGTGGGACGAACTTCCATGTATCCTGCGAGCGGGTCCAGGATGACGAAGAGCAGTCCATCTACGAGGGAGGCTGCGACGAAGCCGTGGTGGCGATCCAATCCCTAGACCACAACGAGCGTCAGCAAACCGTATCCTTCGAGGGGTACTCCGGTGAGTGGCTGGTCGTGTTCTCCCCGCACTGCGTCTGACAACGGAGGGTACCCATGCGTAGAACGGTTTTCCAGGAGGCAGCCATAGTCGGAGTCTGCGTCTTGGTCGGCCTTCCCTGTCTGCTGCTGAAACTCTATGTCCCAGTCGTGATCGCAACCGTGGGCATCGGTCTGGTCCTGGGTTCAATGCTCTTGGAAACGATCGAGCACTACCTGTAGGAGGTGATCCATGCAGAAGGTAACCGTTGACGGTGCTCCCCTGAGCGAGGTCGTCCAATGGGTGCGCCGTGCAGCTCTCGTTAGGGGATTGAGCCTGCCCATCCTGGAGTCCGTGCTGCTGAAGGCTCAAGCCGGCAGGCTCTACGTTCAGGGGACGAACCTGGATACGTACGCCACGGCCTGGCTTCCGTGCCAGGGGGATCTCAATCCCGTCTGTATCAACGCCGGGCAGCTCGGATCCTCGCTGGGCAGCAAGGGACCGATCGAGCTGGAGGTGGAGATCCAGGACGGCACGCCGAGGCTGCACGTGCGGGATGGGGTGTCCGACGTGGTTCTCTGCACCGTGCCCGTGGAGGACATGCCCACCGAGCCGGGGATGGAGAAAAACTCGAAGATCGAGCCTTTCGGGTGGTCCTTCGACCCGGGTCATGCGTTCCACAACGCTCTGGCTGGCGCATCCTGGGATGAAATCCGCCCCGAGTTTTGCGGTGTGTTCCTGGAGGTGAAGCAGGATCGGTGCCACCTGACCGGAACCAACGGACGCCGGATGCACCATGACACGATCACGTCCGGAATCTGGGCCGTACCCAGCAGCCCGGTTCTGATCCCCGCGGTCAGTCTGCACCGCGTTCTGACCGCGGGACTGGCCGGAAAGGCATCGAAGCGGAAGAAGGATCCGAAGGTCCTGCTCAACGTGTCCCTGATCGGCAAGAGTTACGTCCAGTTCTCCTACCCCACCGGGAAGGACCTGTCCTTCGGCAATCGTGCAACCATGCGTTTGCTGGAAATACCTTTCCCCGACTACAATCGCGTCATCCCAACCATCTCCGAAGAGCGGTTCAAGATCGAGGCCGAGCGGCTGTCCGACGTGACCTCACGGGCTCTGCCGCACACCGATCGGCTCACGCACCAGGTCAAGATCTCGGTCAGTCCCGCCGGCATCAAGGTCTCAGCCGAGCATCAGGGATTGGGTACGTTCGAGCAGTCGATCACGCCCATCTCATGGAACCCCGACCCGTTCGTGGTCGTGTTCAATGGGAGTTACTTGCGAGATGCTCTTCTGGTCTTCCCCGGAGAGGTGGTCTCATTCTCTCAGGACCAGAACATCGTGGTCGGCATGCTCCGCACCGATACCGACCCGGATCGGTGGGTGCTCATCATGCCCGTCAGGCTTCCGGAGACAGCTCCCAAGGAACACAAGTGTCCTGAGTGTGGAGCTGTAACCGAGGAAGGAGGATGCCCCACCTGCAATCCTCCGTGCCCCAACGCCGAGGAGAACACCGATGTGGAATCCAGTTCCTGAGTTTACCCGAGAGAACGTAGCTGCCGGATCACGGCTCCTGGAATTGTGGTTGGGCACGGTGAACCGTGCCGGCTACGTGATCCCCCCGCATCTGATTGGAGAGATTGCACGCCTGGCAATCAGAGTCGTTGGATGCCCCGTGGGACCTAAGATGCGCGTGCCCGGCTATGAACCGGAGGAACCCGATGCCTAGTCCCCTGCGATTCCTCTTCATCGTGGCCCTGGACCTGGCCCACGAACAGGGGAAGGTGACCCTTTTCCCCTACGCCCGCACCACGGGTTTGCCGTGGCAGGACGCAGAACTCATGCTGGACTCCATGCAACACCGGGGACTGCTCGAGGCAGTCCCCGGCAAAAGCCGCAATAACCCAGCCTTTCAGCTCACGGACCACGGAAGGCGGGTGCGGAAGACCATGCCCCGCAGAGACTTCGCAGCTTTCTACCGGGATTGTAGATTCTACGCTTGACGGAGAACCACAAAGGCAGTACGCTCCACGTCCTACGAAGGGGAAAGGAGTTACCC